TTTTAAATCTTCGCTTTCGGCGTCGGAAAAGTGCCATGCTTCTAGCAAATTTTTTACTAACTTACTTAAGACTTAGTGACTTGAGCATCCTTTCGTTATGGCACAACAAAGTCAAGTGTGTGGTTGGGATTTTACACAGAGTGTTATCCATTGGGAAGGTGGACACATCGAATTAATGAAGATATTAGATAAACATTGCAAAAAATGGGCATTCCAGGAAGAAAAAAGTGAACAAGGATACCAGCATTATCAAGGTCGTATATCATTAAAGATGAAGCAAAGATTAAGTGGTGTACGCAGAATATTAGAACGAGCACATTGGAGTGTAACATCTAATGCAAATAAAGGTAATATGTTTTATGTGTTAAAAGAGGAAAGTCGCGTTGCTGGACCATGGACTAATGAGATGGATTTAATTCCAAAGTATGTTCCAAGACAAATCCGGAATATTGAGTTGTATCCTTGGCAACAGAGAATCATTGATCTAAGCAAAGAATGGGATACTAGAAGTATTCATTTGATCTTTGATGTAAGAGGTAATATTGGTAAATCTACATTGGTAACTTATATGGGAGTGCATAAACTAGCGCATCAAATTCCATTTTGTAATGATTATAAAGAAATATTGCAAGCGGTGATGGATCGTCCGACAAGAACATGTTATTTAATTGATATGCCGAGAGCAGTTAAGAAAGAAAAGCAATTTCAATTATGGGGAGCAGTAGAAACTATTAAATCTGGTTATTGTTTTGATAAACGTTATTCATTTAAAGAAAGATATTTTGATTGCCCTCAAGTGTTTGCATTTACTAATTTTTTACCGGATAAGAGATTGTTAACAGGAGATAGATGGAAAGTATGGCAAGTGCAAAATCAACAGTTAATGGAGTATGAAATACCGGATGAAGAAGAAAAGCAAGAAATTGAACAATTTCTAGAAGATGAAGAAGAAGAAGATGACTTGAATGACATCGGTGTACCACCTCCTCTTATTCGTCAAAATGCCCAAATATGGGATGACGAAGGTAATAATTTATTTTACGACTTAGATTGAAAATCTGTAGGCTAACCTCCCCCAAAGCCGCCGTTGCCGATTACCTCCCGAGGTTAGTACTCCATCTTTAGACCTAAGCCTAAGGCGGGGTCCCAGATACTAAGGCGGGGCCACAGGGACCTTTCTGATGCGCTGACGCGCAGACTCAGACCTAGCACGGGGTGCCTTGGCGCTAAAGCTGTAACAGTAGAAGGCACCCCTAGTATATATATAATTAAATCTATTGGATCTATTGGATCTAACTCAAAATACGAAAACCGAAAACACTAAATTAAATTTAAATTAACTAGGAGCGACAGACTCGTCTAACTCCTTTCTACGGAAGAAACGTACATAAGCCCACATCGTAACATCAATAAACAAATCAGAGACATCGCTACCAGCAATACTCTGCACAATCAAGTGCCAATACTTTGTAGTAGTTGGACTCGTTGCACTACCAGTACTACCCACAAAATTAATACTATCCATATTACGCGCTTCCAACTTCTTAACACCAATAAAATTACTCAACCGAGCAAATGTACTATTATCATTATTAATGTACATCCACTTGGCAAATGACTGGGTAATATACTCTTCCACATCAGAACCGGGAGCAGCAACAGAATTGGTAGGTACCACAGCCACTTTAATAGGGTTAATATCAGGCGCAAATACCCTAATCATAATCTTGGAGGCCCTTACTTCATAACGATTATAAAGATTGGCCCATTGTTCCACACCCATAAAACTTTTAGTAACAGGAGCAGCAGCAGGTTGTACGATATTGTTGAGGACATAACTGTCAATATACGTTGGACCAGGAGTTATGGGGGCGAATGCATTATTCCAACGCAATTTAGCATAAATCGTATCAGGAAATCCCGTGACACCTCTAATTCTAAGCGTACGGATACCCGTACGAAACCTACGTCGTCGTCTACGAAACCTACGATGTCTTCTCAAACCCTTTCTCTTTTTTTTAAATCTTCGCTTTCGGCGTCGGAAAAGTGCCATGCTTCTAGCAAATTTTTTACTAACTTACTTAAGACTTAGTGACTTGAGCATCCTTTCGTTAT